ACAGCCGGCCTGTGGTGTTACCCGACGATCCACTAGAAGCGAGCTTCCCTTCGATAGAAACATTGCGCCCGTTTGTGTGGGGCTCGTCAAAGTAGTTCGCCCCTCCGGAGAGAAAATCCGTGATGATGTTGTTCGAGCTACCGTTGTCCGACCCTGTGGGGCTGAGCGTCAGGCCATTCACGCAAGACTTCATATGGTTGTTTGTGAAGTAAACACCATCGACACTCCGCCAGAAAAAGGCGTCAAGCAGATGGTCTTTATTGCTCGGATCGCCCTCGACCTCGTTGCTTACGATATTGTGCCCGTTCCCCGAGGCGGAGAACCCGGAAACCGAAGACGTGCCGCCCTGGTGACGCCAGAACGATTGAGCAGGAACCGACCGGTTTCGGATGTAGCAGGTGTTATGGAACAGAAGCCCCGGCCCCAGGATATACCCATCAATGGACACCCAGAAATCCCAAAACTCGCAATTCTTAATCTCCCACGCAGACATTTTCCCCGCACGAATGGCGACACTTGCAACAGAAGTCACGTTCGTACTTTTGAAGACGAACCCGTCGATTTCGACATTGTAGTTAATGCCCGTTCCGGCGGTGTCTGTGCCCGGTGTAAACGTTGCTGCGTCGCCAATGCTCAGCAAGGGCTCATCAAGATCGGTTACTATAAGCGCTCCATTGCCGATCAGTTGCAGCCTGCTGTGGCTACTATCGACGGACACGGCGGTTCCTATATAGTATTCGCGGGGAAGAAACTCGACGCGCATTGCGACACGATTGCCCGGTCCGCCAGTTCCGGGCAGCCCCTTTGCGTATGCGATTGCAGATGCCCACGCCGGACCCATGTCCGTAGTACCGGGCGTCTCGTTCTCCACAAAATGGTCTGGAGTAACAACCCCATACGGGGCAAGACCGGGAAGGTCTGAAATCGGATCATCGCCAAATTCCGAGTGTGCTAGGGGCATATTCAGATAGAGAACAGTTCCATCACTAATCAGTGCCCCAGCCGTGAACCCGCCACCCGCTGCGATATACGCGGCCAGCGAAGCGCGGGAGGAAAAAGCCCTCGTCGTGTTGAAGATTGCTGTACCAACCCCGGTACCCGTCAGCGATAAATCCCCGTCGTCATCTACAGTCATTTTCCACTCGGAGTGGTCTGGAGACATCATTATCAAGCCAGTGCCGCCGCCGCTGAACCGAGCGCCCAGTTGCCATGCGGCCTCATCACGCCGATAACGAAGTTGCTGGTCGAAGTCGTAGTCTTCCCCGGTCCCGTCGCCGGGAATAAACTGGATTTGCCCTCCGTTATCTACAACGCCATCATCTGTGGTTCTGGCCAGCGCTCCGGCGAAACGAGTGTACCCTTCTTGGTCGACGGAGAATTGACGAAATTTCCCAGCACGAATTTGAGGCACGTCTAGGCCTTTCGGCGCGCCGTCCTGAATGTAGTTATATCTCCGAAGATAATCCGTAACCCAAGTGCCGGAGCCTTCAGTCTCATGGTCTACCACTGTCCGCACGCGATCCGACTCACAAGTGAACGGGCCGAGGGAGAGGCCTAGGCCAGTAGTATCCGCCTCCGTAGCGACCAGTCGAACTGTCCCGTTACCTGCGGTCATCAGCCCAGAAAGCTGGTGGTGAAACGACTTCACATAAACGTCCGTGAAGTCGAAAAATGTACCCATGAAAATCGAAGCGTACGCGCAGTCCTCTCCGATAACAACTTCCCGGCTCCAGGGGTGGAACCCTGTAGACTGCACCGAACCAAACCCGTCAACGATCAACCCGTAGCAAAGCTGCTGCGGCGCGCAGAAACTAATCTTCGCGTCCGCGGTGTAAATCTCCAGCCCGCGGTGGTTCATTGAACCGCCAACACCGACCTTTCCGAGGGGGTCAAAACCCGACACACTCACACTCGTCACAACGTAAAAGCGTTCGGAAGAATAGCTGTGTTGCCACTGTGTCGAGTGCTGGCGCATTGTGATGACGTCGACTAGAGGTACTGTTCTGGCCGCATCTGCAAAGCCAGTTATCGTCACCGTAGCCCCGGCATCTTCTGTAAAGTAAGTCGTTCGTGCCTCAATGAGCACCGCCTTACCCACAGGGGAAACCCACTCTCCGCCGCTTACTTCATCTCCATCCAGCGTGAGTGTCGAGGTGCCCCCGGTCTGGACGGAACAAATCCCGTCGAGTAGGAGTGGTTGCGTGACCCCAACTCCGACCCCACCGCGCCCAATTGCGGCGGACCAGGAAAACATCAACTGTGTGTTACGTGTGTTGACGCTACGGGAGTTGGCCGTGGGGTCTCCAATTGACGTCTTCTCCGCCGCGCAGTCTACCCCAATATTTAGAACCGCCCCCCGGGCCTCGCAGTTAAGCGTATTCTCCCAAAAGCGCCCGCCAGTCTGGTAGTTACAGTCGATGATACAACTGCGATCGAAGACAATTTCCTGCAAGCGGCAGTTAGACGGGGTGAAATCCGCCGCCAAATAATCCGCGATCACCACAGCGTATCCGGGAACGTCTGTTTCCAGATCAGACCAGTCTCCAGAGGCGAGGCACTTGAACATAACATCTGTGATGCGGAGGTTGAACGCCCAGCCGACTCCTAGAGTACCTACCTTACCCAGCACAATCGAGCGAGAAATCCCAACGGTCTGCCCAAGCGCCCCGGCAATTCCTTCGGGCTCCGCCGCAATCGTGGCGGTAGCTGTTCCACTATCCGTACCATCGCAGTAAAACTTCAACCACTCATCCACCGCGTCACTCATATCCGTAGTGCCGGGCGTGGTGTTTTCCGCCCAGTGCTGCGGGTAGGCGGGGCCGAGCGGTATCCAGTCAACAGTCCCCCCGTTGGTAGTCAGCGGGATGTCGTATGCGGTAACGCCTTCAGTGTCCCGGCGATAATACAACACATTACCGTGGGGCTCCAGCACCGCAATAGTGTCGATGGAAGCACCGACCGTAGAAGCAATCGCTTCCGCTCGATCCTCGTAGGGCTTACCCGCTGCTGCGGCATATCCCATAGCAGCTGCGGCCGCGTCCTCCGCGGTGTCCGCATAACCAGCGATGTCGTTGAGGTTGTAGTCGCTGGCAATCAAATAACCAGACGCATCAATGGTGAATATATCCCCAGCAGTGAGCGGGTCAAACCCACTCGGCGGTGCAAGCAATGCCCGATCTACTTGAGACTGCATTTGTTGGATCGCCATCATCTGCTTATCCCAGACGTCTTCCACCACATCCGCGTTGTATGCGGTTTGGTTCGTGACTGAAGTAGTTTGAGTAAGCGGCACGATGCGGGTGGCGGTCAATTCTACCGGCGTGTCAATAGGGGAACCACTGAGCGGGTATGTAATAGTACCCCCGCCTTCCAGACCAACCCCCGTTACAGTGTAGTCTGCCGGGTCCACCACCGTAGTAACCCCGGTTGTGCGGTTGCGCAGAGACACTTGCAACGCTGTAAGCGAAGGCAGTTTGTAGCTATACGGAAACTCCGTAGTGCTTCCATTTCCCAGGTGGGTGATGCTATTAATCGTGGTGGTGACGGTCATTAGTTTCTCCGTTCCGGGAGGTTTGCGCCTAGGCGTTCTTCCATTTCATCGAAAAACTGCCGCATGTAAAATACGTTTTGATACGCCATCATGAGGCGCGCTTGATGGAGAGTGGATTGCGTTGGGGAGTCAATCCCCATCACAACGTTACCCACCTTCTCGCCGAGGTCGAAACTTGGCCCGGCAACCGCTCCAATAAGCCCCTGGCTGGCCCTACGAGTGGTCCGTTCATTACTGAACGTCACCGCATTCTGCGTGGCAGGGATGCGCTCAAGAACCCGCCGGCCTTCTGCGAACACGCCAAGGAGGCCGGAGCGGTCAATTGCCTCATCAGCCCACTTGTCTGCGTTAAACTCGGACGCTTGTGCCAGGGCGTCACCTCCAACAGTTGCAGCCCAAGTATAATACGAAAGCGCACCTAATGCAAGAGAAAAGGCCATACCGTTGGCAAGAGCCATATCAGGACTCTGCATCCCCGCGAGAAGTACTCGGTTTGTGGAGGAGAAGGTAAAGCTACGGAATTGCGCGACCAGCTTGAACGCAGTATTTTCGTCCATCCAAGACGGGCGATCTAGCCCTGGAGTGACAATTACATCATTCACAATTTTCTGCATCGCGCCTGCCAGGTTTCGTTGCGCGGCCTTATCTGTCCACGACTCCGTGTTTGGGAGCCAGACGCCATCCATCTCATTTGATCCGCCTGGGCGCTGGTACTGCGCCCACACTTTTCTCGCCTCAGCATCGCCTAAGCCGTTCGCGGCTAGGAATGTTCGGGCGCGAGTGACCTCTTTCGCCTTTGCTGCTTTCCCCCCTACGGTGATCGCCAGTGCGTGGCTAATCTCCGCAAACGCGACGGAGGCAGAGATTTGTTTCATCTCCGCAGTCCACCGGTCGAAGCCTGCGACCAGCCCGGTTTTGTTTGCGAGGAATCCCATAACACGCTCGCCACGGGTTTTCCGTGAAGCGTAGTCATCCCACATGTCGAAGACTGCTTGTGCGCGGTTGTGTAGTACTGGGTCGAGGGCAATGCCCATTCGCCGGGCCTCTTCCCGAGACAGTTTCACACGAGATATATCAGTCAAGAACGGCGCCCAGCCGTTGCGGAAAGTTGTGGCCAGCCCCATCTTCATAACAGGCCGCGCGATGTCGGGGAGGCTGCTAACCACTACCGTTCCCATCAGTCGAAAAACGTTTGCGTCCATAGCGGCACGGCCTAGACGATACCCAATTCCCTCAGGATTCGTGGGTACCCCACGTTGGTGCCGGAAGCGCTGAACCAGTACGCGCATGTCCCTATTAAGTTGCCGCTGGATTGCGGAAACATCCCCAATTGCGGCGTCTTTCTCTTCCTTGGTAAACGGAACCATTTCCGCGTTTTTGAGATCAACGGACTCCCCGGATTTCCACTGGTCAAACAGCTTCTTCGACTTCGGACGGACGGGAGATTCAGACAACCGCTCAACCAACCGGTTAACGTCTTCTGCCATTGCCGCAAACACAGGCGCAGCGTTAACAGAACCCGTGGCCCGGTACAGTTCAATATCTGGGGCGATCCTGCGGTTGTAAATTCGCGCCACTTTTTCCAGGTCGGTAACCAGCCACTTCTGCTTAATGTCCAGCGGCATGTTCAGAGTCCGCATCAACTCCGGTCCCCGCTTGCCCCCGAGAATTTCCAGCCCCGCAACAGGGTTATCCATGCCGACAATTTTGTCGTAGAGGCTTTTCGCCCCCTCGCGCGCGGCAGCCGCAAAGTCAGCACGGCCTGCTTTAATATCCAGGTCCTCCGCGCCTCGATTGCGCCACTTGGTGTCAAAGGCGTCTTCGAGTTCTTCCAACTCCTTTAGCAACGCGGCGACTGCCTCGTCGTCGGCCTCGGGGTCGAGGAGTTTTTCCTGCAAGTTGCCCCGCTTTTTCTGGAAGCCCTCCCAGTCTTTTTGAAAGTCCCCGGCTAACAAGGCTTTCCTATGCGCCGCGAGGTCATTAAGAAAACCCGTGGGGTTTTTCGCAATCGCGTCCAGATCGTAGACATGCGTGACATAATTTTCAATGTCCGGGCCGAGGTTGGGGTCGTCTGGGATAAGTCCACGTGCTTCCGGGTTTACTAGCAGCCGCTCCTCATGCGCCTCTTTCATCACCTCACGGATTTCCGCCGCGAACTCGTTCCAGGCGGCTGCGGCTTTATTCACCGCCTCCTCGGGATGGGCGGTGCCGGTCTGCGCTGTTTCCCAGGCGGCGCGGTTAAACTCCTCATTGTTCATTTTCCCAGGCGCGGGCCTCACCGCACTTTTAATCCGGGCTACCGTAGCGCCCTGTAGTTGGTTCGGGTCTGCAGTGTCTCCCAGAATATACCGGGCAAAGGCGTCGTCAAGCTTCTGCAGCATCGTCGCCAGCCCCGCATCGTAAACATGAACCCGCGCCTCCAGCGTACCCCCAGGAGCGTGCGCTATGCCTTCCGCGTTCCTCGCGCCACGCAGGCCCGCATCACTCATTTGCATCGCCAGCCCCTTGGCTGCGGCGGAAATGTTCTGGGTTACTACTCGGCCAATAGGGTTAAGCCTAGCGAGCGCCTTAAACACCCCGCCGGTAAACTTCGGCGGAGCGAGGAACCCCTGTACCGGGTTGCCTGGGGTGGCGGCAGAAAGAGAACCCCCTGCGCCCACCCCGGCGATCTTCCCGCCCCGTAACTCCGTTGCGTCAGCGCGGGAAACGAGTTTCGTCTGGATCGGGCCAAAGCGCTCGGGGGCGAAAAGTTTCTGCACGTTAACGTTTGCGTAGCCCTGGCTGCGGAGTGCCGCCGCAACCCGCTTCCACACAGCAGCTATGCGGGCGAAAAACTTGTCCACGACCGACTTGCCAGTGGCGTTAGTCGTGAGGTGGCGGGCAACCTGATCGGCGTACCACTCCCGAAAGTCTACATCGTACTTTCCGGCCCCAGAAGGGAGTTCATTTAGATGTTTTCTCCCGGCTACCCCATCAAACCGCGCATAACGGCGCTGCCCCATTACCGGTTTACGCTGACGCCCGGCGGCCTTAGTGGTATTCCTCATCCGCCATTTAGCGTAATCTCGGAAGATAGCTAACTGCGTTTTCGCCGGTGCGTTGGCAAAAAGGAGGGTTTCCGTCAGGTGGCCTACCTCGTGCGCAAGGGTTTCCAGCCCCTCAACCGAGGATTTTGTGAGGTAATCGTCACTCATAACCACCCAGCCACGTCGCCCAGCCGAGGGCGGAAGGGCGAGCCCGTGCGTGTTGCCGCCTGCTTTCATGCTAGCGAGTTGTGCGCGCGTACTCTCAATATGCTCGGGGTGTATAAGCCCCTTTTCCAGTCGCGCTTCCGCCTCTGAGACGGTTAGAAAATCGGAACCCAATCTGCGCTCAATATCGTCCCCGAGTTTTGCCACAAAACCATGTACCCAATCCGGCAGTTTTGGGTCAATCCAGGTAGGCCGACTGAGCAGAGAGTTTTCCGGCGCCCGGTGGTAAAGCATTTTGTACATCTGCTGCGCCACGTCCTGAAGGATCGGGCGCATTGCAGAAGGCAGTTGTTCTTTAGACATGCCGACGAAAGCCCGGCGAAGTTCCTCAATAGTAAGAGGCTGTTCGCGAGAGCCGTATAGTTTATCAAATTTTTCCTGCAGCCGGTCGAAGAATATATCTACCTTTTTATCCGTGGGGCCGGGCAGTCCCTGTTCGGGCACATCTGCCCCTTCCCCCTCGTACGGGCGGCGAATGCGCGTGACGGGTTTAGGCAACTCCATAACGTTGTCGGGGAGTTCGTCAAAACCAAGCTGGAAGATGCGGTCAGACACTTCTTGATTATGCGCGCGTAGTCGCTCCAATTCCTCCTTCCGCAAGGCTTCGGTTAACTCCTCGCTGTAGTAGCGGTCTACATTGCGTTGAGCCATCCGTTCAACTAACTCCGCGGGGGAGAAGTCCTTACGCTCAAGTGCGCCGAGAAAGTCTCCCGCGTCCTCGGACAGAATACGCTTGACTAGTTCGACCTTTTGCTCCGGCGACAGCAGGTCCAGTTGCTCAACCATCTTTTCAATTTGTTGCGGGGAGGGGACAGCCGCTTTGATCTGGTTTGTAAGCGGGTCGTCTGCCAGATCCGCAACTTGCTGAAGGTTCATCCCCTTGACAGTAGCTTGAACCTTCGGCGCAATGTCAGGGTCTTCCAGCAGTTTTAGTACGTTATTCCACCCGGCGCCGACCTTTGCAGAGATCAACTTCAACAGGAGATTCGTCTCACTTAAATTGGGAGTAAGCTGGCGCGCGTTGACGCCGGACACATCTTCGGAGCGGTACTGCACCCGGAGGAATTCCCCAAGCTGTTCCCGCGTGGGCTGAAAGTTTTCGGGGTCGTCGACAATTCGCTGTAAGTCTTCGGGGGAGCGGATGCCCAGCGCGGTGTATTGCATCGCCACGTCTTCGTCGGAGGTAAGATCGGCCCAAGTGGCTTCGTTAATCTGCTTCCCCGCCAGGGTTTGGAAGTCGATACGCTCGGCCGCGAGCTCTCGGGTAGCCGTAACGGCTTCTTCAACATTTGCAGTTAGCACGCGCTGCTGGCTGCCGTCAGGGTTAAGTATGGCCCCGTCCAAATTGGTACGAACCATATCGTTCACTACGCGGTCACGCGCACGCCCTTGCAGGTATACTCCGGCGCTTCCCAGCAGTCCGCCTAGCACGGTACCTGCAGCTACCCCGATAGCCGCGTCACCTGCGGAGTAAGTTTCCAAATCCGCGAGAAGGGGAAGTTCGTCCGCAGTGGCCGCAGCCCCCGCGAGCAGAAACGTGTCTCGGATTGCCTTGGCCCCCCGCGCCTGCCCCACCAGGGGGATGAACATGGTAGGCGAAAGCGACCCCATAAGCATCTGCGCAGCGATGCCCTCCGCCCCAGCGGCCGCGAGTATTTCGTCGTCTCGCTGTTGCCGCTTAATCCGCTCATCAATGTGGTCGAACTCCGCCTGGCTTTGCGCCTTCACGTAGGCGCTGCGATATTTCTCCACGCGAGGATTGCCAGACGCAGCGGCGGCCAGGTTGAAGTCAGGGTCGCGCTCAAATTCCTGCCCGGTGAATATGTTATACGCTGCCACCATCGGGTTGTACTGCACCGCAGCGTTCAGGCTGTTTTGAAAACCAACCTCCCGATCGGCAGCTACCGGGAGATCGCCCTGGCCGTACGGAAGGTACGTCAGATTTTCTTTGTGTTCGCGAAAAGCCATGAGGTTTCCTTAATCAGCGCGGGGGACGAGAGGGCCGTTGGGGAACGCTTCCGGTACTGTCTCGTCTGGGAAGTTTGCCAGTCTGGACTCGAAGTCAAGCAGGTTGAGCTCAAACTCGTATTCCTCAATCCGCTGTTGCAGTTCTTGAATTTCTGGGTCGTTGTCGGAGCCTGGAAGAGGCCCTCGTTGGTTGCGCAGAACGCGGAGTTGTTCTCGCGCATTTTCCAGGTTGAGTGAAACATCATCCATCCGTTGCGCCTCCGCTGTGTATTCAAAAGCCCAGCGCCTCGGTTTTCCGGTGCCCTCGTCAAGTATGACTCCCCAATTGCCGGGGGACAATTCGCCAAAGACCTGGTAGGAGGGGAGGTCTCTGCTTTGCTTCGACTGAAAAGCGTCAGCTTCCGCCTTTGTTTGCGGGTCTGCTACAACAGTGAACCCCCCTTCCAAGCCGAATACGTCTTGTAGTTGCTGCGTCATACGCTCCGGGGTCAGGGCTTTAGGGTAATACAATTCCGGCGGGTACTTCGCCAGTTTATTGACGGTGCCCACATTGGTTTGAGACCACTGGCGGGACAGCATTGTATGTGCGTAGTCTTCTGCCAAATCTGCGTCACGAGAAATTGCATACCCCTCGGAAAATAGAAGACGAAAATCCGACATGAAGGCTGAACGTTGCCCAAGAGTTGGTGGGGCATCCGGCACACCACCCCAGCCCATTTTGTTATCAAACGCATCCATTGCGCGCTCTGCGGTGTAATCATTCGCCGGATCGTCTAGAAGCTCGAACGCCTCCTCCCGCGCCTGGCGATAAAGCTGGCCTTGTGCCGGATCGCGGCGGAGATTAAGGCGTTCTTGAACCTGGTCTTCCGTGTAGTATGGGCGTAGTTGCGTCGCAAGTGTAACCTCTTTCTGCACTTCTTGGCTAATGCCAGACCGCGCCATGATGTTCGGATGCGCGGACTGTAGTTCGCTAAGCAGGTCCAGTGCGTAATTACGGTTGGCACCCGCCAGCCCTGTGGCCATTCCAGCCAGGATACTCGCCATGGAGTCCGGGATGTACTGACCGGAAAGTACGGCGGGCTTGAACACCTGTTCCGTGTATTCCTCGTCCATATCGCGGAGGAACTCCGACCCCGCTTGGCCTCCGAGCACTTCGTAAAACCCCGCATCATCTTCCTGGGAGACCGGGCGCCCGGCAGTCAGATCACTGCGCGCACGAGCGGCCTGCTTCTCCACGTCGAGAGAGATTTCCGCAAGGGACTGAAACTTCTTAATTTGGTCCGCGGTTGTGATGAGACCACTGTCAATGAACTGACCCACATCAGTGGCGCGGTATTTCCCGGCCATAACGTCCACGTAGACCGCTTCCCGCTGGGCATCTTGCGCGGCCTTAGCGGCTACCGCTGCGGCGTTGGCTTGCTGATCCGCAGCGGTACTGGCGGCAGATGCAAGCTGCAGCTTCTGCTCAAAAGACAAGCCGTCGTAGGCCTGGGAGGTCCAGATGTTGTCCTCCACATTAGCCAGCCCGGTACCGCCGCCTGCAACACCTTTCTCTCCTGTGAAAAGAGAAACGAAGTTACCAGACGACATCGTGCGGAAAGCGTCCCAGCCCCCCTTGCTCGCGTCTAGTTTATTCTTCATCGCGGCAATAGCGGCAGTGTTTCCACTTTGCAGAACCTGGTCGAACGTCATCTCCCCAGCACCGACTTGGCGGTTGTAAATCTTTCGGGCATGGAAAAGCGCCGCTCGATCCTGAGCCTCCGGGGAAAAATCGGTGATAGGATTTTGCGGATTAGCCGCATTGTAGTCACGAACAGTGCTCACCCAGGTGGAATAGATAAACTGGTAGCGCCCAGCAGCCGTGGAGTACTTGCCTTTATTAGGGCCTTCTTTAATGAGTATGCGTTTATTTGGGTGACGCGCGTAGTCGGAAAATCGCGAACCCCCGTAATGAACGTTATATCCGGGCGACTCTTCCGCAGCAATCGTATTGAGGATCGCACGTTCATGCGGCATCAACCCCGCCGCTACAACATCGCTTCCGTCAGCCGGCGCGCCAGTTGTGCCCTTTCTAGTCCGAGCGGCCTCGAAGTTCTTTTGAAACTCCCCGCGGGAAATGAAGGCGTCAGCTTGGTCGGCCAAGTCCCGCTTGGTTTCCTGCGGGATGTCCGCAATCGCTATGAGTTCCGAGACATTACTCCGCGCCTCCTCTGCGGTCACCTCGCCGGATAGGATCATCCCGGCCTGCTCATTAATCGCGTCGTCAATGTCTTTGGTGAAGGCAGTGACGCCCTGCGTATACTCGAAGTTGAACGCCTTGGTGATGGAGTCCTCTTCATAACGGACCAGCCGCGTGCGGTATTCATCCTGCAAGTGTGCGGGAATAGTCTGCAGCCACTCCTCATTCGCCGCAGTAATCGCGGCTTCTGTTGCATTGGTAATCCCCGCAGCGCGCTCGGAGGAGTCGCGGAGACGGTCGGCTTGCTGGCGGTTCAGCGCGCCTACGTGCCGGATATAGGATTGCTCCGCGTCGAATTTCTCTGTCTTCTTCGCCCGGTCCGCCGTGGCGTCGAGAATAGCCTGCCGCCCATCCGCGTAGTCGCCAAGGCCCCGGCCCAGGTTTTCTAGCGCGCGGCCTACCCCGGCGCCAAACTGGTCTGGATTGACGCTGACACGGCTGTACTCTTGCATGCCTGCAACCAGCTTTACGTCACCAATGGCCATCAGTAGGTTCTCCGAATCTGCGCCGCCTTGCGGGATTGTATTTTACCTGCGGAGGATAGAAGGGAGCCCCCTGTGTTGAGAATACCCCCGACCATAGCCTGACGTCCTTGCATCCGTGCAAGCCCTGCCTGCGCCTTGAAGTCAGCGCCCTGCTGGCGGTAGCGATTAGCTTGCGAGGCGCCAGCGTATGTAGTACGCGCACGATCACGGGCAGCAAGTTCCTCCGCACCCTTCCGCTGTAGGCCGAAAGAGGTGGAGTCCAGGTGGAAACCACTGCCCGCTTGGTCCGCAAGAAGCTGCGCGAGCACCGCTTTCGCCTCCATGTCGCTGTCGCGGGAAGCCACCGCAGCCTCATTCGTCGCCTGCTGCGCGTTATACTCCGCAAGGTCTGCATTACGCTCGGCAATTTTCGCCTGGTAGTTCGCCGCTTGGCTGTTCGCCATCGCGCCGTAGATGGTGCCTACGGCGGTGACGCCCGCTGAAACCAGAGAAAGCGTACTCGGGGTAATTGCCGCTAGTGCGGGGATTGCCTGCATTAGAGAGCCTCCCATTTGAATTGTTGTACAGTTTCCGTGCTACCCGCCGGGACAAAACCAAGGTGGCGGACGAAGCGCAGTTCCCGTGGGGCGTCTTTCGGCACTTCCGCGAAGAGATTACGATACCACAGCGCTTGTCGAACAGTGCGCGCAAGCGGTTGGGCCTGTTTAAGTTGGGTCAGGCTACACCGCTCTACGGTTAGATAAAACCACAGGGTTGCGTCGGTTGCGAGGAGATTATGCGGCATTACGCCGAAGTAGGCGAGGGGCTCTGACACCCCCTGTTCCCCGATGCAAAACTGCATTCGCGTCCATACCTGCACGGAGGGGGATAGGGTGGCCTTAACTTCATCTGGGAGGGCGGGGAGCATACTTGCGTAAATCATCAGCCGATCCCCAATTCAACAACAACCCCGAGAAGAGCGGCGGGTAGCGGCCACCGCTGCTCTACGCACAAGCGGGCGGAATAGCTGAAATCATCTTCCAGCATAATTGCGGTAACGTCACTACGAAGGTTTAGCGTCTCACCCCAGTCCTCGGACGTGCGGTCCTGCATTTCATATAGCTTGTCATAGGAGGGGCCGAAGGACATTCCACGACTACGATAAAGTCTCGGGAACGCGGCGAAGATTCGCTTCAACCGGTTTTCTGTAATGGCGTTGCTGAGGCCAAGGGGTAGGGTGGATGCACGGCAAACATAGGGCAAGCCCACCACGATTTTAGTGCAGGCGCGTTCGAGAGTGATTTTCCCATCCGTGACTACAACGTCAAGAAAGCCGTCCCCGTCTGCGAGGACAGATACAGTCTCCCCTTCCAAGTGCCACAGGTTCCCCACTTCTGTTGTCGGGGTGACGATGGACCACTCACCAGAAAAGGCGGTTACTGGCAGTGCGTTGGTTTGCGGCACGTAGTCTGTAGCCGCACGTTCCCAACTTACAATGATCCTAGTTGGGGAGGTGTAGCCGATTACATTCGCCTTGCCTCCAGCGAAGTACAACACATCCCCCACGTTATCTGGGGAAAAGACTGCGGCGGTAGCGTCAACGTAAACGTAAGTGCCATCTCCTGCGGGCGCGTTGATAGCCGCCGCCGGGTATGTGTGGGGGTAACTCAGTGCACAGTCCACTCCCCAATAATTCTCCGGCCTCGTATCGTCGCGGAGTTCGAACCGCTCTAGTACCTGCTGCCAGGCGCCGCGAAGGTAGCGCCCGACTAACACATAAACGTAGGAAACGCCATTTTCGGTTATCCGACATACGTCGAGGAAGTTTCCCCGAGTGGAAAGTTTGGACCAGCCGCTAACGTCCTGGTCGCGAATGTATGTGAGAGACAGCATCCTCCCGTCTTCCCGCGGCATGAGGACATTTTTATTCGGGTAGGGGACGTACTCCATCCTGCGGATGTTATGGTTTTCTAGCAAGTGATGCGCGAGCAGGGACAAGTCTACTGGGCGGTAGGTCTCGGTGTAGTCTGCATACTGCAGTGCCTGGACTGTCCGGTCCTCCGCTGCCTGGTACAGCACGTCGAGGCCCACGGGAATTGGGGAAACATCGCCAATGGCGGAATACACTTGCGGCTCCGCGTCTCCAAGCGGGAGGGTATCGCCGGGACCGATTTGAATAATCCCCTCGTCAGTGAAGACGAGTAGTCCCTTGCGAAGTGACAATACATGTTTAATCGGCTTGACCGTATTGCTGTCTAGAATTAGGGAGAAACCATCAGAGGCCACGGTCGGGGAAGAGAAGTCGTAATTGTCTAGAAGCTTCGGGCGCGATCCCCAGAGTGTAAGGGGGTTTACTGCCGAACCAAAGTATATCCCACGCTGCTGGAACACCCGGAAAATGGAGGGGTTGTTGCCGGAGACAGGCGACAGGGTTGCGGATAAAGTAGCCCCGGAGCCCGTGGACGTCGCTACAGTTATTGTTGGGGCAGTATACCCCTCCCCGCCGTTGACAATTGAGATACCGATAACCGCCCCGTCATCATCCACGATGGGGTAGCCGTCAAAGCCGGAGCCCGTCGCGTCGGAGACGGAAAGGCTATCGTCTTTGCTATACAATGTGCCGGAGGCGTCTATATCAATTTGCGTGATGGAGGCGTCGGCGAAAGGGTTAAAGAAGGAACTTGGGGTTTTTGTAAAATCCGGGACGATATTGTTGTCGGTGAACTGCGCGCCGAAAGCTGTGCCGATGTAGCCGAGGGACTCCCCGCGCGAAATGTCACCGCCGGTTGGGAGGACTAAACTACGGTAGATGTTATACCGGATAGCCCCAGGGACCGGAGTCCACTGCACAAGGACCGACCCGGCGGTGGAGGTGTAATTCACAATGGAGTCAAGAAGAACATAATCGGAAAGGAGGGACTCTTGTTCGTTCGCGTCAACTGCCGTTACCGCAAAGGCAACCCCGGCAGACCCGCTGCTAGATGCGGAAGCGCTAACCCCAGTAGGTGCGGGGAGCGACGGGGCCACTTCAATGTCTACGAGCGTCCAGTCGGTATCTGCGTTATAGGTAAGCAGCTTTCGGGGGTAGTTTTGGTGCGTTACGCGAATAGTGTTGTACCGCTGAAACAGGTCCAGGTTTCCGACATCCGCTGTGGCGTATGGGGTGGAAACCGTGTACACTCTAGCGACGGTGCCGCCGGAAACATACGTAGTGAAGTCAGTTGTGTCGAGGGACTCCCCCGAGCCCCGCTTCAGCGTGAAGGTGTCTGTAGTAACGGTTTCGATGAAGTAGTACTGGGAGTTAACTTCCACCATCCCAGTAAGCGCGTCTAGGTAAACGAGATCACCTACGGAATAACCGTGACTGACGCACGTGAAAACACCGGGACTGGCTTGCGTGGCGGCGGTAATTACCCGCGAGGTTTCTGTAACATACGCGGCGTTTTGAATAAACCGAAGCGTGGTGTTGCCGAAAACCAGTAGTGTGTCTGTCGCGGTTCCGCGAAACCGGAATAGTTTACCGGCAGTGATGTCTTCTTGGTGCGGACCTATATAGCGTGTACCCGCGCGGGAAATTAGCCCTCCGCGGAAACCGACAATAAAGTTTTCCGCCTCGGCTACGCCAAGGTCATATTTTGTCAGGTCCGAGCGGCCCCAAAACTGTTCGGATACTTCGCCGGAAATAAAGGCGTAGAGGATTTTGTCTTCAGACGGCACGAGTTATCTCCCCGGAAATATCCTCATACGGGTAAAAGAACCGCGTCTGCTGCGGCGATCCGCTGTAACCCCGCGCGGCGATCGCTTCGGGCAGAGAAATGAATTGCACATCCTGCTCGTTTGCTAAGTCGGTTTGGTGAGTTTGGATGATTGAGTAAGCGTCGGAAAGGAGTTCCCGTCGTGCGTTAGCCTTCCCAGTAATACCCGGCGCGATGCGGGCCGCGAGGTAGCTTATAACCGCGTCGCGCAGTCCGGCGTCCCAGCGTCCGGCCTCGGTTTGGTCGAAGGTGTAAGTGAGAAGTGCGTCTTCGTCGTTTGTGAAGAGGCAGGACTGAGAGCCAATAAACCCCCGCGCAAACTGGCGGAAGGTTGAAAGGTAACGCGGGGCGAGGAGGTCAGACGGTTCGGAATAGGCAAAACGCCACGGAGGTTGAGGGTCGCCAGTGGCAAAAGCTTGGGAAAAATCTCGTTCAGAGACTACGGCCAGCGCAACGGTACGGGTAGCACTCGGCCACGACGCAGCCTTCAACACAACCCGCCGCGCTTGCGCGTACCATAGACGGCAGAGATTTGCCTGCGGGGTGTTTTCTAGCTCCGTCGATACCGTGTTGGTTGACCCTACGGTGGACAGCGCCATGTTCCAGATGTCGACGGTGTTGGTCATTTAACTCTCCAATTGTCGGAAGGCCGGATGCGGAGCCCGGCCCCGGCCTTCCGTTCACCTGGCGCTTAGAGTTTCTTCGCGCTTTTCGGAGGCGCCAGCCGGCGGAAGGCCAGCTTTGTCCCCTTGGGGTGAAGTTTGCGGCCGTCCCAGAACGGGGCAACCAGTTGGTGAGTGGGGGCGAGTGCGTCCGAGGGTGCCGGCGTTTCGGCAACCTCCGGGGTCTCCTCCTCCTTCGGCTCTGCCTTCGGCTCTTCCTTCGCCAGCTCGGAGAGGGTGTCTTTTTCCCCCTCCGACTTCGCCGCGGGTTTGGCCCGTTGGGTCATCCGTTAGACTCCTTCGTACTCGGTGTAGGCTTTCCAGGCCTGCGGGTTGAGGGTCAGAAAGGCGTCGATGTTGCCTGCGGTGAAAGCCGCCGTGCCGGTGGTCTGCTTGATGCCGAGGAACCGCTCGTAGGTGTTTCCCTCCAGGGGAATAACCACTGCGAGCAGCCGAGTACCGGCGGTCATGCTGGCAACGGGGAACACCGGGGAACTGACATGCTCGGTCGCGGTCCCGATAGTCATGGCAGCTGCGGCGTCAGAGACCAGAGTGAACTGGCCCGTGGCCGAACCGCCGGAGGTTGCAGTGACCGTCATGGCGATGACGAGGTAGAGCGGTGTGCCCTGCCCAAGATCGCGGAGGTCGCCGATGTCGATCTGGTTGCCGATGAGGTAATCCCCGGCGCCGCCGGTGTTCAGTGCGGTATTGTCGCAGAACATTGTAAGGGTGTCAGTGATCATGTTGTGTCTCCTTTAGCTCACAACCGCTTCGTCGACCTGGAGGGCGTCCACGCGACGGATCGGAATTTCGTCAAACATGACGATGCGCTTGCCGCCGAGCATTTCGACGGTCAGGGTGGAATTGGACACGCCGGCGGCGACTTGCTGGCGTAGTTTGGTGCGGACGTTCCGATCCATGTACCAAGAGAACCGTGCGCCCGACAGGTTCGGAACGCGTTCCGTAGCCTCGAACATCAGCTCGGGGAGGTTGGCGCCGGAAGCGGCGTCGGAGGTGAGGGCGCTGCGGTCCACCTGAACCCGTACGACATAACGCCAGTCGCGGAGAGTAAGGCCGACGTCCCAACGGTAGTGGGAACGATACGCCTGCATCCGACCATTGCTGCCGTCGACGTTCTCGACGGTGACTTCCCCCAGGTCTTTCTGGTGGAGGCCGGCGGTGCTGCCCTTGGGGTAGATGCCGTGGCAGGTGTTGCCGCCCCAACCGATCAGCCAGATCGACGCAGCATCGGAGCCGGAGATGCCCGACTCTTGGATGATGTTGTCGCCATTTTCTGCGGACAAGTCGTTGTAGCGTGCGTTGAGTCCGGTGAACTTTTCGGACTCGAGGGAGTCATCCGCGGTGAAGAGCGCCGTCGCCATTTCCTGCGACATGCCCTCGACGTGGGCTTGGTCCTCCGACAGACGGAAGGCTGCGGTGTTACCGTTGAGGTCGGCCAGTGCCTTGTCGATTTCCGCGTACGCTTCCAGCATACCGCACGAGTCGGTGATCTGCGCGCGGGTCGATTTGGTCGGCTGGACGCCACCGTAGAGCCGGCGCCAGGTGGGGGCCGGAATACCTGTGCGAACTGTGGTGCGGTGGCCGGTGGCGAGGTTGCCTTCCAGCCAAACCATGTCGTCGAGGATTTCGTTCGTCTCGTTGAGGATTTCAGCAACCATCGCGATGTTGCCGTCGGGGTCAGTGGCTTTAGCTACATCAAGCAGCGTCGGCCATTTGGTTTCTAGTGCGGCCATGAGTTATTCCTTTGTCATGGTGGGGTACAAGACCGCTGCTCGGTCGACGTTGCCCTGGGAGGGCTTGCCGGTAACCGGCGTGCCTTCGAGGAAGGGCTGCGCCAGCTTGTGCAGCAGCGGGACC